AGTTCGTACGTCACCCGCAGTGTCAACGCTGCGGATAACAGGTGCGTGAATCTTTTCCCAGAAGCCATCCCCGAGGGTGGCAAGGAACCCGGATTCCTGAACCGTTGCCCCGGACTGAGGTTGCTAGGGGTCGTAGGTACAGGTCCAATCCGGGGAATCTACACGTTCAACAATGACGGGTACATTGTCTCAGGTAACGAGTTCTACAAAGTCACCCCGTTCCCCTATCTGATAACACTGCTCGGGAGTGTTGCTGGGTCCGGTCCTGTCAATATGTCGGATAACGGGGTTCAACTGTTCATTGCCTGCAATGGACCGAGCTACATATACAACAGCCAGACCAATGCATTCGGTGCGATCACAGATGCTGATTTCGAGGGTGCTGTAGGGGTGGGGTATTTGGACGGTTACTTCGTCTACAACTCCCCAAACAGTCAGAAAGTATGGGTGACAAGTCTGTTGGATGGAACCAGCATCGATCCTCTAGACTTCGCCAGTGCCGAAGGATCACCTGACAAACTTGTCACTTTGATCGTGGATCATCGTGAAGTGTGGCTGTTTGGGACCAATTCAGTCGAGGTTTGGTACAACTCGGGAAGCACTGACTTTCCACTGACCCGGATTCAAGGTGCCTTCAATGAAATCGGGTGTGCTGCTGCCTATTCGGTGGCAAAACTCGACAATGGTCTATTCTGGCTGGGTTCGGATGCTCGGGGGCGCGGTATCGTGTATCGAGCGAACGGATATACAGGTGTCAGGGTTTCCACCCATGCCATCGAGTGGCAGATACAACAATACGGAAGTCTTGCTGATGCTATCGGGTACACCTATCAACAAGACGGTCATGCGTTCTATGTGCTGATTTTTCCAAGCGCAAATGTGACATGGTGCTATGACGTTTCCACCCAGTCGTGGCATGAGCGTGCAGGGTTCTCCAATGGCCGGTTCGTGCGGCATCGCAGCAACTGCTACGGGACATTCGGCAATGAGTTGGTTGTCGGGGACTACGAGAACGGTAACATTTACGCTTTCGACCTGAACAAGTATACGGACAACGGCGCTCCTCAGAAATGGCTCCGGTCATGGAGGGCATTACCTACAGGTCAAAACAACCTGAAACGTGCTGCCCATCACAGCTTGCAACTGGATTGTGAATCCGGGGTGGGTCTGAATGAACTTGACCCATTCGATGAAACTGATGTCTCCGGGGATGCCTTGTTGACGGAGAGTGGTGCTTTTCTGATTACAGAAGACGGAAACCACCTCGCTGTGACATATGCTGTGAGCCCGATGGAAAACCCTGTAGTGGTTCTACGCTGGTCCGATGATGGTGGTCACACATGGTCCAATGAGCACTTCTCTCGTATGGGAAGCCTTGGTAACTATCAGACCCGCGTATTCTGGCGCAGACTCGGAATGACCCTGAAACTCCGTGACCGGGTATATGAAATCTCGGGAACCGACCCTGTGAAAATCAGCATCATGGGTGCTGAACTACTCGCGTCGCCTACAAATGCCTAGCCCCACCCTACCATCAGCACGAACGGACTTTATCGATCCTCGCACGGGGAGGCTGTCGAGGGAGTGGTATTTATTCTTCCTGAATATGTACACTGGCGGTAGCGATGGGAATGATGCGATTGTGTCACCTGTCGGGACAATCTCGCAAGATGAAGTATCAGAGATTCGCAAGACCATTCAGGCTCTTGAGATCGCCATGCCCCCGCAGTATCAGCCTGTGGTGGACAATCGACCCCTAGGTTATCTGAATGTAACGGACTACGGTGTCAATGGTACGGCTACAGATGCTGCGAATATGGCACTAGCGATTGCTGATGCGATAGCGCAGAAAAAGAAGCTGTACGCGCCACAGATGATTATCGACATGGGGACGACTACCCTCGTATTCCCTAACACGGTTCCGCCAGGATTCACGTTTCAGTGTGACCCCGGATGTGCGATTGTGTACTCCGGTACATCCGATGCGATCACAATCAACAGTGCGGGGTTCTGCGCTTTCCGGTTCGGGATCATCTTTGGGTCAGGTGGTGCAAACGCGATCCACATTAATCCCGCACTCCCGAATGCTGAGTTCGGTGGTCAGACTGCCACAGTTGGTTGCGAAATCGAGTTCAATACGATCTTGGGGTTCCGTTGCGGGATATACGCCGACAATAACACCGGCAACGTAGCGCAAAACAACATCTATGGTCTGGTGATCATCACGGGTCAGGGTGGAGTTGCCCCCGCTTCGATGACGGGGACGCTCTACGGGATAAAGGCAGATGGTCGGGTCGGTGGAATCTATCAGGGGAACAAGTGGGACATCAATTACATTGAGATGGACCCGCCGAGTCTTGATCCGGGCGCCATATGGATCGGCATTCAAGACGGTGACGCCACAATCGGGACTGACAATAATGTCAACACCTACCAATATGGTGCGATTGATGCAATCGGATGGGGTGCATCTTATGGGGTCAATTCATTCGGCAATCGTAATGTGTTCATCGGTCCGATTGTGGACATTCACATTTGCTTTCAACTAGGCAGTACCGCGTATTTCCTCTACATCCTCGCCGGGTCACTGTCCACAATGGGCGTCCCCGGAGACTATGAGATATTCGACGGTAGCGCATCCACAGCATGGCACTGGACATGGCTAGGGGCCAGCGATGGGCGGACAGGTAACATCATATCGGGGACACCTGCCCCACTCAGGACACCCTATGTAGTCTGCAATCCTTCCGCATTCCCTGCGTTAGGGGCTGGTCCTACTGTCATTCCAATGTCGATTGTTGCATCAGGGGGCACAGGTCTAACCGCATCAGGGGGTGGTATTCAGGTGGCTACGTCTGGGACATACTCGATCAAAGGAAATTGCTTTATCACTGCTCCCGGTGCATCGTACATGCAAATAGGCATAGCGATCAATGGTGTTGGTACAATCGTGGCAATGAACACCACCACTGAGACAACAGCGGGTCTGTCGGCAAGTGCTGACGTGTACGCTACAGCGGGGGACATCATATACCTGGGTGCGGTAAGTACGGCAGGTGGTGCTGTTACAGCCGGGGCGATGAATTCATTAAGTGTGATCGGACCACTGTGACGATCACGACACAGGAGCATTAATATGACTACCGCCTTAACCCCTACACCGAAACAGCAGTTTCTAGACAACAACGGGAACCCTCTCGTTGGTGGAAAACTGTATTCATTTGCAGCAGGTACAAATACCCCCCTCGCTACCTACACGGACTACAACGGTCTGTCAGCAAATCCGAACCCTGTGATTATGGATGCCCGAGGGGAAGCCTCGGTGTGGTTGAGTCCGGTCGCCTACAAACTCAAACTGGTTGATGCGTCAAACGTCGAAATCTGGACGGTTGATAACATCACCAACATCATCCCGAGTGTGCCTGCTACATTGGCTGCAAGTGATGGTTCTAGTCTGATCGGGTTTATTCAGGCAGGTACGGGTGCTATCGCCATGACAGCACAGGCGAAGATGCGCCAGTATGTCAATGTTGACGACTTCATCAATCTTGCCACCTTTGTGGACAGTGTGACGGATGTAACCAGTCAGATTCAGAATGCCATCACATTCGCGCAGACTGCCAGCAATGGTCACATGGAAGTGCGGCTCTCTGCCCGGAAGTATCGGGTCACTGGCACTCTGCTGGTAACGGGTCCGGTGCGTCTGGTGGGTGAAGGATATCTCGATTTTCAGAATGCCCGACCCATCACGATTCCTCCGAATGGGTCTTGGTTTATCCACGCCAACACCACGGGCCCTCTGATCCAGTTCAACGGGGATTTGGGCAAGTCGTCAGGCATGACCGACGTCGCCATCTTCCAAGAGGGTCACAGCACCCCCGGTGGCGGTTGGTCTCCTGCTGTACGGGATTGGGTTATCCGTAACGAAAACACCTACGGAACCCTGATCCTTGACCGGGTTCACTTCCATAATGTATACAAGGGCGTGTTCACTGTGAACTCGGCTCGCCCTCACTACGAGAATATCACAGGGCAATTCTTCTATCAAGGATTCCACTTTGACCAGATTTACGATCTGGGTAAGCTGGACGGTCTGCACGCTTGGACGTACTGGAGCGAGGCCGATAGTGTCCTACAGTGGCAACAAGCAAACTGTATCGAAATCACCCTGTTGCGAGTGGATGGGCTGTGGATGGATCGTATTTTCACTTTTGCGGTGAAGGAATCCATTCACATCAGCACCAGCGGGGCGGGTGGCACCTCTCGTGTGATCGACATCAACGGTCTATATGCTGACTTCACGGGCCGCGCCATCGTGATAGATAGCACCGTGGCCCACGTTGCTGTGAATCAGCTATTCCACCTTGGGCAAGCATGGCCCCCTGCTAGCCCTGCTGTAGTGCTCACGGGTGCATGTGCGATTGACATCACTGCTGGTGCAAACCACAATGTTCAAGTCGCCAGCCTGTATGCGGTGCTGTCAGAAGGTAGCGCAGTTAAGGTGACGGGTACGAATAACCAAATCTGGCTCTCCAGCACCATCATCGAACAGTATGACCGTGCTGGGAGCGGGGCAGGTGCATTCCTGCCTACTGCGTCTAACCTGATTCATCTTGGCGCATTTGCATCGTTGGGTAAATACGGCGGTGGGGCAACATCCTATGTGTCAGGTACTCCGGGCGGGACTGTGACATCTCCGACCATGCGGAAGACCGTAACCGCCACGATCAATACCCCGGTTACTTCCGGTAGCGCATCAGGACAACTGGTCCCGTTTACCGCCGAGGGTGAGGCGAATGTAGGTGTCACCCTTGTGGCACAGGGTACAGGTATCGCCTCACTTGGAGCATCAACCAATAAGATATCATTCTACGGTGGAAACTCGGCGGTCAAGGGGACTCTGACCGGTGCCAAGGGTGGCAATGTCGCACTGGCGAACCTGATCACCTATCTGGCAGATCGCGGGTTGCTGACAGATGGAACAACCTAGGGGTAAGCTATGGCAGTCACACCTAAACCGCTGATCGAATCGAAGATTGCTGAGAATGTTCAAACTCAGCAATATGTCGCACCCTCCGGCGTAACGACACTGATTGACAAACTCACCTGCACCAATTATGGGGCAGTGGTTGCAACAGTCAGTGTGAACCTGATCCCTGCTACCGGGAGTGCTGGCAACTCGAATCTGATCGTTGCTGTCAAAACCCTCCAGCCGAAGGAAACCTATACGTTCCCTGAAATCGTGGGGCACACCTTGGCTCAGGGTGATTCAATCAGTACAATTGCGTCATTGGCTGATGTGGTCAATATCCGGGCTTCCGGGCGCGAGGTGACATGACAACCTGCCTTGTTCCGAATCGAGACACAGCATTGAAGATTGGGTTCAGTGCCACGGATTGGGCATCACCTGTTGACTTTGATGAATATGTGACCCTATTGACAGGGTGGGATGTGCAATTAATCGAGCGGGACGATGAACCCATCGGTGCAGCATATTTCAAGGATGGAGAGGTACATGTATCTGTACTCCCCGAGTGGCGTAGACGCTGGGCAACCAAGGGGATACTAAAAGTCTTGTTCAACCATGACAAGGTATTCACCAAGGTGGCGGATGGACACGACCACATGTATGGGATTCTGGAACGATTGGGGTTTACTAGAACGAGTGGCAACACCCTCGTAAAGGAGCATTGACATGGGTATCGAAACAGCCATTCTCGGAAGTGCGGTAATAGGCGGGTTATCTTCAAATAGGGCAGCGAATACTCAAGCTAGTGCCGCAGATCGCGCAGCCCAGCTACAGGCTGACCAGTACGCCCAGCAACGCGCCGACCAAGAACCCTTCCGTCAGGCTGGGATCACGAGTCAGAACCGACTCATGGAGCTTCTGGGTATCGGGGGAAACACTGGTGCCCAAGGTTACGGGAAGTACGGGCGCGACTTCTCGATGGAGGACTTCCAGCAAGACCCCGGTTACGGGTTCCGTCTGTCCGAGGGTCTGAAAGGTCTGGACCGTCAAGCCGCTGCCCGTGGAGGTCTTATCTCGGGTGCTGCTCTCAAGGCCGCCACTCGATACGGTCAGGAGATGGGTTCACAAGAGTACCAGAATGCATTTAACAGGTATCAGACAAATCGCAGTAACCAGTTGAACCCGTTACAAAGCCTCATGGGTGCGGGTCAGACTGCCACCAATACTCTAGGTTCTGCCGGTCAGAACTATGCGAATCAGGCAGGTCAGGACTACATGGGTGCAGGGAATGCTCGTGCGTCTGGGTACATGGGTACTGCAAATGCGTTGTCTGGTGGGGTGGGTCAGTATCTGAACTACCGACAGAATCAGAATATGTTGGATATGTTGCGCGGTGGTGGCAATACATACAACGTTTCTCCGTATGACAATAGTGGAATTGAGTACACCTAAGGGCTGATCATGCCAATTGACACAAACATAGCAATGGGTTATCGAGGGGTGGACATTCCGAACCCCTTGAACGCGTTTGCCCAGATGCAGCAGATTCAGAACTACCAGCAGAACAATGCTCTCGGTCAGATGAAGATGGACGAGATGCGCCGGGGTGTAGAGGAACAGAACCGCCTACGGTCCACGTTGTCCGGGTTTGCTCCTGACATGAAGGTGGAAGATCAGGTGAACCAACTCGCACGAGGCGGATTTCTGGATCAGGCTCGTAAGCTGGCTGAGTCACATGCTAAGGCGTCCAAGGACATCCGAGATACTGAGAAATCAGCATTCGAAGTGCAGAAGCTAAAGCGTGAGGACTTGGCACAACGGATGCGCGATCTGGCATCGGACCCCAGCGATAACCGTGTGACTGCGCACATCAGCGCCATCATGGCATCCCCTTTATACAGTGACCAAGACAAGCAACTGGTGCTCAAGGACGCACAGGGACTCATGTCACAGCCACCGGAGCAACGCGCAATCGTGTTCTCCAAGTATGGCGCGTCCGCGTCTGATCTGAAACCACAGAACATCTCCCAGAATCTGGGCGGCTCTATCCGCGAACTCCAGATCGGACCAATGGGCAAGGCCACTGTGATTCCGGGTACTGAGGCTGCAATCAGCGTGTCGCCTGATGCACAGTTGCGAGCCAACGTTCAGGCGCGGGGTCAGGACATGGCCGCTGATGCGAGGGCAGCAAAGGGTGCTAATCTGAAACCGATCCCTCCACATGTCAACACCGCGATCATCAAGAATGACCAGAGCCTGAACCAGATTGACAAAGCAATCGGTTTGCTCTCTGGTGCTCTTGAGGGGGGCGACAAGGACGCCACAGGTCTAAAAGGCTACCTGCCGAATCAGATTCTCAATCGTGCGTACCCCGAGGGGGTCAAGACCCGAGCAGTCATTGCTGACATCGGCTCACTGAAACTGCATGATCGCAGCGGTGCGGCTGTGACAGCGAGTGAGTTCCCCCGACTCGCTCCCTTCATCCCATCTGAAAAGGATGACCCTAAGACTGCATTGGTGAAACTCAAGCAACTCCGTGCCGTTGCAGCCGGGGAGCAAGAGGCGCTACAGAGCACCTATAGCGAGGATCAGGGGTACAAGCCTAGTCCTGTGGGCAGGGGTGCTCCAGCCCCATCCTCTCCTGCTGCAAAGAGCAGCGGTGGAGATCGGGACAGTGAGGACTTGGCTGCAATCAATCGTGAAATCTCTCGCACCAAGCCCGGTGAAACTGGACGGTTGGAGATTCTGAATCAGGAGAAACGTGCGATTCAGCAGCGCATCGGTCAGGGTGCATCGGGAGCACTGACCCCCGCAGAACAAGCCGAGCTAGAGGCACTTCGTCAGCGATTCAAGAGGTAACACCATGGACCCACGAGAGGAATTGCAGGCGCTGCGTCGAATGGCTGAGTTAGAGGCTCGGGCGGGTGGGGCACGGACACCGGCACCCCTGCCCCCGATGCCCGGTTCCGAGATTCCCCAATGGGGGAGGGAGAACCCTCGTCTGTACGGTGTGGCTGGTGCGCTGCGTGAAACTCTAGGGTTGCCAGCAGAAGCACTCACCAGTGCAGCCGGTGGTATCCTTGGCGCACCACTCGGTCCAGTCGCGTCAATCGGTGGCGCTGGTCTGGGATATGGTATCGGTAAAGCGGCAACGCGTAGGGCAGATGAACTGTTAGGGAATGCTGCGCCGCTCTCACTAGGTCAGGGACTCGCGCAAGCAGTGGGTGATGTAGCCACAGGTGCCACGATGGAAGGGGTAGGGCGAATTGCTGCTCCTGCCATCGCCAAGGGTGTAGGCTGGGTTGGGGATCGTCTGGTCGGCCCCTCTCTTGCCAAATTGAATGCAGCCAAGATCGCCCGAGATGTCGCGGGAACCAAGTTGCCCCAAGTGCAACAGGCAATCGCCAACGCCCCCTCGAACATCACCGCCGCTCAAGCAATCCAAGAGGCAGGGGTGAATAGCCCCCCGATGCAGGCTCTGGGCGACTTGGCTGCTCGTAAGGCGAGTACCCATTTTAGCGATCAACTGATCCAGCAGGAAGCCGCACGATTGGCTGCACTGAAAGCCGCTGCACCTGATCTGGACGTTGCCACAGCAGTACAGAAGGCATTCTCGGCAGCGAACTACGGCAAGGCGTTCGGCGCAGATGCCCAGCGTTTGGCTGCCCTGGCTCAGCAGTCAGCCCATAACGCGGCATTCGGTGGTGCCGGTGGTGCTGTGCCCGTGCAGGCGATCAGCCCAGAGCTACAGGCACTCAAGGGTATCCCGGCAATCGAGGCGGCATCCAAAGCAGCCAGCGCCCGTATGAGTGGTGGCGGTGATCCGATGGAGACTTTACAGGGGCTCCACACGATGAAACTCGCTATTGACGCGCAGCTAAAGAATCCGACTCTCCCGACATCCCTTCAGAGTCTAGACAAGTCGGCTCTCATGGAGGCTCGGACCCGTCTGCTGGAGGCGATTGAGGGTACTGCGACCAGTCAAGGGGTGTCACCCTTGTATAAACTCGCCCGTGCTGAACACGAGGTGATGGCACGACCCATCGAGCAATCCAACATCCTGAACAACCTCGCATCAATCTTACAGAAACCCGGTGGTGGGGAGAATGCAACACCGTTCCTGAACGCTTTGGGTCGGGGTGAGGATGCAGCACTCAAGGGTGCCGGGGTTAACCCTGTATTCGGAGATATTGAGTCCAAGTTGCTCCCGCATCAGTATGAGCCGGTCGTGAAGGCTGCGAAAGAGATTGAGCGCAATATTCAGATGGGCAAAGCAGCCAAAGAGGGCAGCACCGAACTGGCGGCAATCCTTGACAAGGACACACTATCACTGCGCAAACTGATTCCCAATGTGATGAATCGCACGGTCACGGGTACGGTGAAGGCCCTCGATCTGGCAGAAGCAGCATTGAGCCGCAAGACCACTGAGGCTCTGACGGAAGCCATGAAGTCGGGCAAGAACTTGCAAGACTTGTTCAACACAATCCCGATGTCAGAGCGTAACAAGATTCTGAAAGTGATGATTGACAAAGACCCGTCCCTACTCGTCCGGGCTGCGCGTATTGCCCCCGGAGCAGCGACTGTCAATGCGCTATCATCTAGGCAGAATGAGAATGCTCTAGCGGATTAACAAGAAAGGGAGTAACCATGGATCAGGTCATCATCAATTGGATTCTTAGTGGGTTTGGTGCCCTGATTGGATTCTTACTCAATGTGATATGGCAAGCCGTGAAAGACTTACAAAAGGCTGACAAAGACCTGACAGCTAAGGTGTCTGAAATCGAAGTTCTGGTTGCCGGGGCATACGTCAAAAAGGACGACTATGACCGGACTACTATCGCACTGTTTGCCAAGATAGATAAAATCTATGACCTGTTGAGCAACAAGGCTGACAAATGACATTCAGACTATCACTGGCATCCATGAGCAAGCTGGTAGGGGTTCACCCCGATCTGGTTGCTGTCGTAACTCGCGCCATTGCTCAGAGTCCGATTGACTTCATGGTCATCGAAGGTGTACGCACCAAGGAGCGACAAGCCCAACTCAAGGCCGCTGGTGCCAGTCAGACGATGCACAGTCGGCATCTGACCGGGCATGCCGTAGACCTAGGGGCACTGGTCGGCGGGGAGTTACGATGGGACTGGCCTCTGTATCACCAGATCGCGGGTGTGATCAAGAAAACCGCCAATGAGATGAACATCCCAATCGAGTGTGGTGCAGATTGGACAAGTTTCCCAGACGGCCCTCACTTTCAACTACCGTGGAGCAAGTACCCATAATGGACCCATTAACCATCCTCGCGGCTCTTGGCCCCCTAGCGGTAGACCTAGGGAAATCCCTGATTGGTCGGTTCATCCAGACCGATGTGTACAAGCCTGTCAATATTGACGAGTATGCCAAGATGCGTCAGACTGACCTTGAAATGTTCAAGGCCATGAATGACGCCGGGGGCACGAATCCTTCATACCCTTGGGTGGAGGCTATTGTACGCCTCATGCGTCCAGCAGTTGGGTTACTGGTGCTGGGCACATGGGCTTACATGAAACTGAACAACGTGGACAGCGCATCTGTTGATAACTTTGCGGGAGCAGTTGGGTTCTATCTGTTCGGGGACCGGACCCTGTTCTACTCCCGCAAACCTAAGTAGCTATTGGCCCCGCGATCTACGGTATTCCTTGATCGCGTTACGCAGACCCGCCTGGGTCTGCGCTTTTTCATCCAGCGCCAGCGCCTGAGCCTGATCCAAGGTGTCCCGCATCAATATACGATGACAGACAACGGGAACCCCCTGCCCCTGACGCCTGACTCGCGCATTCATCTGCTCATACAGGTCAAGGCTCCAGTTGAGTCCGAACCAGACAACAATGTGCCCATTCGACTGAAGCCCATCGATCCCGTGACCCATACTGGCCGGATGCCCGATCATCAGTTCACAATTCCCCGACTTCCACCGCCACATCGCATTGTTCAACGATGCCTCTGACTTGCAATCGGTCAGGTTGATCGGGTCAAGGTGTTTGAACTTAGTCATGATCCGCTGTGCATCGCTGCGATACGCATAGGAGCACAGCACAGGGCTTCCCTGAGCCTCGTCTATGATTTCCTCTAACGCCTCTAGTTTTAGGTCATGGATAGGCTCCCATAGTGGCATACCTGGGACAGGGTACATGGCACCATTGCTGAATTGAAGGCATTTGTTGGTCAGCGATGCCTGATTGAACATTTCTACTTCGGTTCCTGAATCCAGTAACAGGAAGAATTCCTTTTCCATCTGATCGTACTTGTCCCGAAGATTACCGGGAAGCTCAATCTCGATGTTGTTCACCACCAGATCAGGCAGCGGGTTGTAGTCCTCTGCTGACATTTCGAGTGTGATGTCACCAATCAACTGCTTGATGGTTGTCTCGGTATCATCATAAGGGACTTCCTTGTACGGTCCCGCCTTCCTGTAGAACCGATGCCGGAATGCTGTCTTGGATGTACCCAATCGAACACCCTTGTCCACCACGAGGTATTGACCGTGCAAGTCTTTGTACCCGTTGGATGCCGGGGTTCCCGTGAGTCCAGTAGACCAGATGAAGTGATCAATGACCTTCTTAAACGACTTGACCCGCTGCGTGGCACTGTTTTTCATCTTGCTCACTTCGTCCCATACGATGCCGTTGAACGGAATCTCTTTGCCCTTGGAGATGAAGTAGGTGTGCAGAGTCTCGGCCAGCCAGCCTAGGTTCTCAAAGTTCAGGAGATAGATGTCAGCAGGACGAAGTAGAGCCCGAGTTCGTTGGTCCCGTGTACCCGTGATCATACTAAATTTCAGGTGTCCCGTGTGGCTCCATTTCGCGGCTTCCTGTTTCCAGACCAGCCGGATAACCCGGATAGGGGCTACGATCAGGACGCCGCGCAGGTACTGTACTCGTATCAGGTGTGCGATAGAGGTTAGCGTAATGACGGTCTTTCCGAGCCCCATGTCCAGCCAGAGCATAGACTCGGGATGCGTGGCTTGGAAGTTGACCGCCTTTTGTTGATAGGGGTGTAAGAGGTCAGGGGTTAGCATCCGGCAACCTTTTCCAATCTCTCACTGTGAACCCTTTTTCGGAAACACTCTTGTTGAGTTCAACCGTGGCGCGTTCACGCAAGGTGTCCAGATAATCAGCATCACCCTCGCACGACATGTGTATCATGTAGTCAATATGCATTTGGCAATTCCCAAGTAGCACATCGAACCGCACCACTTTGGTATCACGATGCATGTCATACGCGATTGTTGTTCTAAGTTGGTCAGGGGTTAGCATTTGTCACGCTCCACCATGGAGTCAACCATCCGTTTACCCATCTGTACCGTGTCCACCACGAACACCGTGACACCATGCTCCCGCATCCGTTCATGCTCACGCAGTTGCCCCGGTGTCGGCTTGAGCCCCTCGCGCTTGAATTCACAGAACCACATCAGACCGTTTGGTGCGATGAACAGACCATCGGGCACAAAGGCATGACCGGGGCTGGTGAACTTGTAGGTCAGGCATCCGAGAGTTCGGGCGTACTCTTTGGTGCGGGTTTCAATTTGTTTTTCCAGCATTGCGTGTCTCCAGTTCAATCAGCAGTTCGATGTAGTGCTTGGCCTTCTCCAGATCAGCGAGTCCATTCTTCTTACGCCAGCGGGAGATATATTTGATTACGTTCCCCTCGAAGTACCCAATCGCGTTGGCGTGGATGTACTCGACTGGTTGAATCGGGAGGTCTTTGTAATGGGTTCCTCCCACTTGCACAGCTAACGGTTTCACATCACACTCAGACATAATTTCTCCGTTTCTTGGATATACCATTCAAAATCAATCGGCAACTTCCCGGCATCGACGATGTCGTTGCATATCTGAACAGCCCATCCCGACTCAACAGCGATCTTGCGCCACTCGGTTTTACCCTTGAGAGGCGGCATCCACTTGAACAGAGACTTGCCGCCTTTGGCGATGTAGTAGCGCGAGATGTTCTGAGCCTGATCCTCGCCCCATTGGAGGTAGCTAGATCGGGGCACCTTGGTGCGGAGCATGAAGTCCATAATATCGGGCCATTGCTCCATAGTCTCACGGATTGGGGCACCGTGAACCAAGACTTGCTCTGTCACCTTGGCGATGATTAGGCCACCGTGGTTCTGGTGCCAGTCCTGATCGTACTCATAGGCACCCTTGCGCTTGACTTTACCGTTCTCATACACTGCGATGTAGTTGTTCACATCTCGGATGAACATCTTAGAATAGGTGTTCTTTTCCATTTTCAGATTAGTCAACTGCTCCCATTCACTGACGATATGAGCGAACTCGATCATGTATCGCTTCGGGACATGCAGAGTCAGACCGTCGGTATTGGCCTGCACCATTCGGAGTCCGGGGATACTGAGCAATGCCTCTGCCAGCTTACACAGAAGCAGTTGTCCATTCAGCGTGATCTGCATGGTCATTAGCGGGTCATAGAACACACTGTATGGGTTATTCGTGTCACCATAGACCCCGTTAAGCGCGAGCTTGAGCATTGCATTCTCAGCGGTCCCTTTCTTGTGTGACTTGCGCTGCTCTTTCAATCCAGCATAGATGTCGCAGAACAAATCGGGGAAGTGTGCAGGCTTGAACCGCTGGGCAATGGCGGTACTCGGGTAGTACGACTCCACATCAATGTCCACAATGACCATTTCATCGGTACTTTCAATGGTCTCCGAACTCACAGACCCATGGATACCACCTAGACCGAATACAAAATCGAACCCATTGACCGTAGCGATCAGATCATTAAAAACACCCTTGGTTTCAGTGATCGTCTGCTCACGTAACCAATTAAGTACCCGCGTGAACTCAGGATTCTCAAACGTGATCCACGGGAGAATGGCATCCTTCAATGGGATGCTGGTTCTCTTGGTTTGACGAGGGGTGCGACCAGCGGGACCGTAGTCATAGCAGGGAACCCCAGCCTTCTCTAGTTCCATGATGAAGTAGTCTTTGCCGATCTTGGTGTCATTGTGATTCATGAAGTCACGCTGATACTTCTGGGTCAACTCCTCACGGAACCGGATCATGTCCAGACTCTTGAAGTAGAAGGCCTTGGTCTGCGATACATCGTGCGCGTTGTATCGCTTGAGCACGGGTAGCTGATCCTGAGTCAACTCAGTACCCACCTTGAACGGCAGGTCTTGGATATTCTCAGCCTTCATGTTGAATTCCAACATCTTGAGGCTCGTGGACCGTGCCTTGTTGTCGAAGTGGTGAATCTTGTATAGATCGATCTGGGATACCATCACATCGGACGGTTTGACTGAGTGCATCCAGCGGTTATCGTCATCTTGTGAGTTGATGATCGCCATTGCCTTCTGATACAGAGTCCTGGCATCGCTGTAGCCCATACGCATCAGAGTGTGAAGCACGGGGTAATCGAACCCTTGGTTGTTGAACCCGATCATCCGGGCGTTGTTATTCCTGAGCCAGTTCACCCACTCGATGATTGCTTTGGAATCATTGCGCCAAGGACTGATTTCAAACTCCCATCTGATAGGCAGGTGCGTGTGTTCTGCGGCCAGTGTGAACACGTTGGGGTAGGTTTCAAGGTCATAGACCACATCAGTCATACAACCTCCAATGCATCAATAACCTCAGGTGCACCAGACCGGATGCGGTTCACAGTCTCTTGGATATGGCGCTCATACTCAGAGCGGGACACAGCAGTACGTTGCAGGTTGTGCCACTCGTACAGATCACGGAAGCATTGCAACCCTTCACCAGTGGTGCCCATCTTGTGGGTAGTCTTGTACCGTTTGGCAGCGGCAATCAGGTGTTGGTATGCATCGTGACAGCACTGCTTGGCTTCTGGACCCACGCCACGGAAAGCCATATGTTCAGTGATGTTCATCATGTTCACGATGTCAGACCATTCCTGAGTTGTGGCCTTGCCGATACGAAAGGCTTCGATAGCAGCCAGTTCCCGTGTCTGGAGAGGTGCCAGAGTCTCGTCCGTACAGATGCTGGCACCGTCAATCGCGTGCTTGATCGGGTTAATGAGTTGCCACACTTTACGTTTACATTTCTTGCGCATTACAGTTACTCCGAATAGGCGGGGTGGTGGTTAGCCACCCCTAATCTAAATTACCCCATGAAGCTAGGCAAGCCCGTGGGTGTACCAAATGGAGCAGCAGGCATAGCCGGTGCCTGTGCTGCCATGAACCCCGGCACGGAGGCAGGGGCACCAGCAGCCACGGCACCGAACAGACCCGATGCGTCAACAGCACCCTCACCGAACGGGGTATCGTCCCGTGCAAATTGGACCGCGACCAGATCACAACGGACACCGCGACCATGCTTGTTGTCCTGCAACCATGGTTTCACAGCAGCATTGACTCGGCATCCACCGTACATCTTGCGGGTCAGTTGCTGGTATGCCATCGTGTTAGTCGGATCAATGGGGCTACCATCAGCCTGGATGATCTGCGGCTGTGAGTCCCGGCCAGCAGTGATGAACATACCACCGACATACCCATCGTAGACCTGCATGGTTTTCTTGTTGATCTTCTCGCTACCGGAACCATAGCAGCGGGACTTGCGATCACCGTGAATCATTTGCATGATCGCACCGTAATGCTCTTTCCACTTTTCCTGTGCGAGTGCTGTGTAGCGAGCCATAAACTGCTGATAACCCTGATGCGTATCCGGCATGATGAACTCAGCGTTCCACGAGGTGCGCTCGGCACCCGTGAGTTCGTTCTTCTGCTTCTGAGGTTCCACCAGATGCGGGAACGACAAACGGACATCGGACAAAAAGATGATTTCGGACATTTAGATTACTCCTTAATTACACTTACTTCAACCAGTCAGGGAGTGACTGGACTTCTGCCACTGCACTGAATAACGGCGCAGCGCTCGTGACAACCGCAGGACGGTTATCCGATTCTGGGGCAACAGTGAGTTTACCCGCCATCTTGGTAACATACTCGGTTTCCAGCGTTTTAAGTTGCCGTTCACTGAGTTGCTTCTTGATCTTCTCTCCTGCCTTAGTGGCATCCCATGTCAGTTTCTCAGCCTTGGCAGGAGACACCAACTTAGTCTCATACACCGCACCCTTGGGTACACCCATCTTGATCAGCTTATCTGCAATCTGATCCTCTGGGAGCGACCAGTTACGGCTACCGCGACCGTTGACCAGCTTGAGTCCGGGGATCACAGCGCCAGCCTTCATGCGCCTCAATGCCTCTTCCTCTGTGGCTTCGATCATCTGGCGCACCAGAGGCGCGGCTTCCACGATCCGGGCAATCTCTGCGTCCGTCATCGAGTTGGGGTCTTTGTTCGCGGCTTGTTGGGAGATATCAAGTACAGGTTGGAACACAATTCCTGACTCCTTCATTCCATACTCAATCCGCGCTGTGCATCCCTTGGCACGGCAAAACCTACATTGCTTATCACCAGGAACGAGTGGTGCATCTGGTGCATCTGTAGCTGCTGCCTCCACCACCATCTGAGGAATCTTGGCAAGCATCTCGGACACACTGATCTCGTGAGAGGTGATAGGGGGCAGACCCTTGAGTGACATCTTGGGCTGGATGATCGTCATGCGGATACGCTTGACAGGGTACTCTGCATTGACAGGCAGACCGTAGCCAGCCAGCACACCAATTGCGTACTGTTCAAGCTGGTCATTGTCCTTGGCATCCACAGCACCCATGCCATCCTTGTAGTCAATCAGTTCGAGTAGATCGACACTGTGGATTTGAATGTCCACAGTACCGCCCATGTCGTCCCGACCCAATAAGTGCTTGGGTTCCACTCGGGACTCAGCAAGAATAGCCACTGGTGCCATGACCACCAATCGACCCTTGACATACTCAATCGCAAGCTTGACTCGTGCGGCACGTTCCTGATCCACTGTGAAATCACCCTCATGGTCAGTCAGGGTCTTGCCAACATAAGTGAACGGATCACACAGGTCATTCTTAACACAGGTATCCAGCAGCGTGTGAGTATGTGTCCCGTCAATCGCAGCGGGACCAGAACCCGTGTCCGGGTATTTCAATTGCTCCCGCACTGAGCCAGGGCACAGCTTCCACTGTGTCCGCTTGCTCGGGGATAGTTTGGAGTGGGTGGTCATTTCAACCCCTCGATGCCAGCAAACAGTGCTGCGTAGTGCTCAGGCTTCACATCGTTGATGTTCTTGTATCCGAGTGTTGTCAGAACATTACCGATACCTGCTCCCTTTTCCGTGCCCATCTCGGAGTACGATTTCATCACGTAATCAATCAGACCCTTACCGTCAATGAAGGGGACACTGAACACAGGAGCAACTGGTGCAGGTGCTGCGAACACAGGAGGCGGAGGCATCACGGTGACAGCAGGTGCCGCAATTGGAGCATTGGTGGCAACAGCGGTATGGACGGCGGCCATAAGTTGCTGAGGTGTCGGGACAGGCGGAGCCTGATCCACAACCGGCAGTTGTGCAACAGGCAGTTTCTGTGATTCAATCACGAGGATCAGTTGGGTCACGGCGTCGGTGAGCTTTTGGATGTTCAGTTCAAGAGACATGATAGAGGCTTTCCTTTGGTTTAGCTGGTGGTTGGATTACAAGACGATCCTCGACAAAAGCAAGGACGATTTCACGTAAGACCTCGGACGGAGTACCGTGCCGTTCGGCCTTTTTGTGGAATTGGGTACGCAACTTTCCGCTTACACGGATCGTTATGTTAGTTGACAGTTGGGTGGATGCCATTTAATTAAATTCCTATCGGTTGACGCAATTCTAGTCTACAATGCACCACAACGCAAAACATTTTTGAAATTATTTTTAGAGG